TTTTAGTTCTTCTAGTTTTTTAATAATCTCTTCTTCGGCTACGGATGTTAACTCATTAAATAATTTGCCGTGTTTATGTCTGAACCATTGATTTTCATTCCAATATAATTGTGCATATATCTCAGGATCAACAGGCTCTTGTATTTGTTTTATGTATTTATTACTATCCTCATAATCGGCAAACCAACCCCAGGGGGCACACAATTCTTTTTGGCATACGCGATAAGTGTAATCAATTTGGTCTAGTATGCCTTGTAAATATCTTCCATCAAAAAATCCGACTTCTTCAAAAATGTTCCAATGATAATAACAAAATTGTTTGTTTACTTTTTCCGCAAAGCTAATTCCTATTCCGTCATAATCAATTGAATTTTTAATCTTATAATTACCACTATAAACTAGATATTTAATACCACTTTTTTCTGCGGCTTCAATGTATTTATTGAATATATTATTATCTAATATTTCTACTGCTTCATCTAATAAAAATATATGTTTACACTCATCATTGATCATCTGGTATAATAATTTGTTTTTTGTCCATGTAGTGCATTTTTCAACAGGCTCATAATAAAAATTATATTCTGAATATAATGTCTTATTTTTTGGTTCTCCAATAAAGCCTATTCCAATTTTTTCTTTCATATTTTATCCTTAAATACAGTTGTTATATAAATCAATTGTATATTCCATTACGTCTTTTTTGTTAGGTATGTCTAGTAACTCAATAAATTCTCGTATACTCGATTGAATATCAATTCCGTCTATGGACAGTGATGCTCCCGGGGCTGTAAGATTATCTGCAATATTATGGTTAACTTTAAAGCTCATTGGCCCCATGGATTGAAGTTTAGTACATAAAATACTTAACTTGTTGGTATCAATAATTCTATCAATTTCAAATGAAACAATATTATTATAAATTTCGGATTCCCAGTAATCAGGTATTTTTCCTGCCGCAACCATTTCTGATAATTTTAGTTTTTTGTGTCGTGGTGACAATTTGTTTATAATGAATTCATATTCCATTGTTTCTAAATTGAAAATATAATATCCTTTATCGTCACCGTAATCACCCCAATACATTTCATATGGGCATCCTATATACATAATAGTACCATTATCGTACTTTCGAATATCGGTGGCATGAAAATGCCCCGTGATTACAAATTTAGCATATTTTAATATGTCTGATGATTCTATACCATTATCACATATTATATTTGATGTTAGCTTAAAATTGTTAATTGCAAAGTGACCAAATAATATATCACTGTATGGTAATTTTGTATAATCTCCGGCCCATGGACAAAATGAAATTTGTTTATCAAATGCAGTAATGGATGTCGGTTCACTGAAAACAAATATATTATCCCAACCATTTAATAGTCCTAAAGAATGTACATCTGCTCTGTCTTTGTAGTATGTATCGTGATTACCGGGGATTATAAATATATTAAATTCTTTCCATATATTAAAAATTTCGTTTACAACGTGAATAGTATTAACTGAAATTTCATTCCTATTGTGAAATATATCACCGGGAATAACAATATCTTGAATACCCCTCTTTATTAAATCTTTTTTAAAGTTTACTGCAAAATCTTTTGCTACTTGATGCCAAGTTTCACTATTTTGGTGTACTCCAAAATGTGTATCTGCTAGTATTGCTATTAATTTATTTTTAAATTTCATTAGTTATTATAGTCGTAATAATCTGAATTGTTTTTGTATGGTGCTACTTTATGGGGCATAATTTCCCCCATAATTTTATTATAGGTTTCTTCTTGATATACCCGTAATGCTTCATATGCTTTCTTTTCTTTTTTGATTCTGTTTTTAAATGCATTAAATGCAATTGTTGTAAAATAACTAAAAGGGTTTCCTTTGGCCTGAGAAGGATTAAATTTTTTGTGAGTTAGTGCGCTCATAATTTTAATGACTGCATCCCCAATCATATCGTCTTTAAATGGATAATTGATAAAATTAGGTCTATATCCTAATCTATGAGCAATGTTACAAGCCATTGTGACTAATTCATCAGACATGACATCTGTTTCATAATATTTTGCTAGTTCAATGCTAAATCTTTTAGGGTTTACATAATAATCTTCAACATCGGCTAATTCATTTTGTAATTTTTTTGCTAATTTTGTATTTATGTTTTTATTAACTCCATCTTTCTTCGATGTGTTTGATGCCATAATTTATATTTTCCTCTTCATATAATTCTAACCTATGTTCTAAATGTTTCAACCCATAATATAAATTATCTGCCAAATCAAATATGGTTAATAACTTTTTACTATCATGTTTGCGGAGTCCGCGGCCAATGCTTTGTAGTATTCTAATTTTTGCTTTTCCTGTTAATGCAAATATTATATAATGTATATTTTTTATGTTAATACCTGTAGCAAATATACTACTCATAGCAACACAAATAATGTTATCATTGACTTCCATCAACTCACGAATTTTTTCACGGTCTGACATTTCGACCTCTCCTCTGACATATTGTATGTTTTTATCGGGAGCATAGGTTTTCAGAGTATCTAAGATTTGATCTTGATGCTCTAATCTGTCTACTAATATCAATGTATTTTTGTCTATATTATTACATAGTTTTCCAATTAATTTATTTCTAAATTCGTTTTTATAAATAAAATCACATTCTTCAATGTATAACCCCGTAGGATTTGTAATACTAGGTTTTGATTTGAATATTGGTCTATTCTTATAATTTATTTTTAATATAACAGCTTGTGCTGATGCAATATGCCCTTCACGTTGTAAATCAACACTTTTTCTTTCATATATAATAGGCCCAAATTTGCCAATAATGTTCCATATATCTATTTTAGAATCTGGGAGACTACCAGTAAACCCAAATTTATGGGGTGTTTTAATTTTTTTGAAAATATCGTTTATACGATTCCCAGCTCGGGTTTTGTGACACTCGTCATTTATGACTAAATCATAATTATTTAAAATATCTATATCTTGTTTCTTGCTCATTAAAATAGTATTACTTGCAATAACTATATCCGTATCAGTATATTGATTACTAGAATCCCATTTACTAATGGTATAATATTTGCCCAGTCCATATTCTATAAAATCTTCATATGTTTGATTAACTAGTGAAGGGATAGTAATAAGTAATGTTTTACCACGAGTTATATTGTTAATGTTATGTATTAACATTCCCATGGTTAATGTTTTACCGCCAGCAGTACCTATCATTACAATTCCATGCCCAAATTGTAAACATTTTTTTATACAATCAATTTGATATTGACGAGGAACTATATCTAATTCTAATGGGTTGTAGTTTTCATCATTTATCCAACCACATTTAAATTTCTTTTTAAAATTATCAGTTATGATACATTCATTAGGTATACCTAATAAATTTATTTGACTATATACTTCGGGAAAAATTCCAATACTAAATCTTCCGTTTTTTGTAATAGCATATCTTCTAATGCTTTGCCAATTACCACTTCGTCTGTATTTGCCTAGTGTTGCACCTTTATCTTCTACAGACATTGATTCGCGAAGCAAATCTAATTGTTCGCTATATACGATGCCAAGTTTATATTTGGGATCCCAATCAAATACAAATTTAACCATTATGTGGTTTCTAGCTCCATTATTTTTATAATATTTGAAATATCATAGGTCATTGATTTAGAAATGATTTCTATTTTTTCCAAGTAATCAATAATTATATCTTGTTCTTTTATTAAACTGTTAATCTTTTGAATTGGAGCTGAATTTTCGTATTTCTTTTCCATTGCTTGTTTACTTAAACCTATATCTAAATTTTCTTTTTTAAAAAGTTCTTCTATGGCTTCTTTCTTTATGTTTTCTAATTCATGTTTACGGACCTTATGCTGTATTAGATAGGCAACATATTTATGTTTAATGCCCGGTAACATTAATTGTTTATCTTTTAAATTAAACTCATTAATAACAGCATCTTCTTCAAATTCTGTTTTATATTTAGTCATTAAATCAAATAATGATGATTTTTTGCCAGACATACCGTTAAAAACTCCTTGTATATACTAAATAATTATACGATAAACTTGACATATTGCAACGGAGTATTATATGAAAAATAAGAAAAAAATCAATGAAATGACCGCAGGTAGTGTACTAATGGGTCCAAATACTGATTGTACTGGACATGGTGGTGATGTGCCCGGCGGATCAGACTTTTATGCAAAAGGTGATGCGCGTATACCCAAGGTATTAGGTAAAGGTAATGTTATAACTAGAATAGGTAATGCTAAAAAAAGAAAAAGAAAAAATACATTATTTGATTCATATTTTAATAAAGCTTTGTATCCTAGACGCATAATTAAAGAATTAAATACATCATTTGTATTAACAATAACACAAAAAAATTTAGAAAGAATTGTTGAACATATGGTTCAAGAGCATACAGAAGTTTATGATACTGTACGTAATGATTATGGACATTTAAAGATTAAATTTAACACGGATGATAATAATTTTGAACAATTAAGTACAAAATTAGTAGGCATGTTTGAAGATAGATTGAATAAATCAATATTTTTAAATATAGAAAAAACAGTTCAACCTATATTGACAGAAAAAGAATATCTTAAAGGTGGTTTAGCAGACGGATTGTCTGATAATGACTTAGCCAAAAAACATAATGAGCCACTTAAAAAAGTAAAGAAATCATTAAAACGCGGTGCACAAGTTGAAAAAGAACATACATCAAATCCTAATATTGCACGGGAAATTGCTAAGGATCATGTCGCCGAATTGGGTTCGAGATATTACCCCGAATTAGATAAAATGGAAAAGAAAATAAAAAGGAATAAATAAAAATGAAATTTGATTATTTAGTTAATCTAATATTAGAAGATACCGATCCCGTAATTGAATTTGCTTCCATGGCCCATGAAAAATGGCGTAAGAACTGGGATCCGGAAGGTACAGGTAAACCTAGAATAAAAAAGAATAGTGATGGTACTGAAGGTGATATTAATGTTCCTTTTGATAAATTGCATTCTGATTGGAAAAGAGAAAACTTAGCTGCAGGTGAAGCAGCCAAGGAAGCTGTTGAAAAATTTCCGGATGATGAAGAAGCAGGTGCTGAGTATATTCATATAAAATGGATGGAAAGAAATCCCCGCGAAGAATGGAATGCGGATCAGCATGTTCCATATGAAGAATTACCTGATAAGGAAAAAGAAAAAGATAAATTGCAATATAGAATAATGAAATCATTATTAGATGTTGAAGAACCATATGATGAATAATAATTTACATTTAGATTTAGGGCATTGGGAATATAATGATGTAATTCCTCGAAATACATATGGATTTATATATTGTATAGAAAATACTACTACCGGGAAAAAGTATATAGGAAAGAAACAAATGTTACATGTTAAAAAACTTAAACCCCTTAAGGGCAAAAAGAATAAGCGACATATACTTGTTGAAACTGATTGGAAATCTTATACCAGTAGTAGTAACGAATTAAACGATGATATTAAACAATTGGGTAAAGATAACTTTAAATTTTCAATATTAAAATTATGTAATAGTAAATGGGAATTAGCATACCATGAAGCAAAAACACAATTTGATATGGGTGTACTATTGAACGAAAATTATTATAATGGTATAATAAATCTTAGAATTGGTAAAGCTCCTAAAAATAAAGGGTAAACATTATGGCACAAAGTAAATGTATTTATTGTAATTCTCCAAATTATGGTATAGGTTGTCCGTACGGGCCTAAGGGTAAACATGTACATATTAACAATGGTGGTAAATGTATATGGTGTGGTTCTTCAAATATAGGTCTAGGGTGTCCTATAAATCCGTTTAGTAAACACCATGTCCGCGGTTTAGATTTTAATGCAATGATACGTGAAACAACTGAAAATGGTATAACAATGGGTTATTTATTAAATAGATTACAAACACCTTTTAATAAATGGCCGGCATTTCAATTAGGATTAATTGATGAATCAGGTAAAATAATAAAGAAACCTGAAACGGTTATTGAACGCGCGGTATTAACTAAATCAGATTTATACATAATAAGGTTGAAATCATTAATTAACGAAGCTGAATTATCAATTTTAAATAACTCAATTTATTTGAAAAAAGATGACCAATTAACTACTGAACAATTAATTGCACAATATAATTTAGAATTAGATGTAGAAAGTAAAATAAAAGAAAATATTTCAGCATTAAAGAAAATAATTAGTGAAGCAAACGTCAATGGTTTAAATTTGAATACAATTGAAAAAATTATATTAAAATCGTTTATAAATGAATGATTTCAAAATGTCAAAAAATCAATTTGTCGACTCAGTATAGAATCAAATAAACATAAAAAACATATAGGACACCCGTTGACAAATAAAAAAAACAAAGGTATAATAAATATAACTTGAAGAGCCTAAGAGTACTATAAAGTGTAATATATCTTTATGCTTAAAGCTCTTGATAGTACTTATAGATTCTAAAAATTTTTTTTGCAAAAAATATGAATTGTTACGTATCAGAACACAATTTGCATTTAGTAGATGTTGGTCGATTATTTGATGATGTTATTGAAACATCAATTATTAATAGACTTAAAGAACACCAATTATTATTACCACATATAAAATTGAGGAATAAAGATACCCTTAAAATAATTTATCATTACGTCACATATCATATTTGTGAACATATTAAAAATATTACACAAGGGAAAGTTATTTTATGTATGGGTGATAACGATTTAAATTGTGAAATATTTGAGTATTGTGATAAAAATGATATGGTAAAGTTACTTAGAACATTATTAAAAAAGATTCAACGTATTATTCCTATAACGTTTGTTGAACTTAAGGGCGTTAATTCTATGCGCGAATTTTGTGATGGTATTTTAAGCGGCAAAGGTGAATATATAGAACAATTTGGACAATTGTTATCCAAATTGTCAAAACGCCAAAAGAAGGAATATTCCCTTAAGGACGCAAAAAGATTTACATCACAATATGAATTACATTTTTTAAATAGAACATATTTTAATCAATTAAAGGTAAAATCTTCACTAGCTATAAGGTAAATAATTTCATGACAACATTATTTAATAAATTATTATGGGAAGCCGGTATGCCAATCCCTGGAATGGATCCGGCAGGGATGGATCCATCAGCTGCCGGGGCGCCTCCAGCAATGGGCCCTGCAGCTGCCGGAGCACCACCGGCAATAGATCCCGCAGCGGCTGGTGCATCTCCAGCAACGGATCCCGCGGCAGGTGGAACTCCCCCAGGACAAGATTCACAAACCCCTAAAATTGATAAAAATACACCTGTTAATGGTGAACAACTAATTAATGCAATTGATTTAATGGATCCAACACGTATAAAAAGATATATACAAGACACGCAGTCTGATGTGTTAAATTTACCCAATGAAGTTAAGGGTATAGATTCTATAATATCCGCCAGTGATCCAGATAATCCAACTGTAGACTTAAAATCTAATGATGATAATATGTTATCAACTGCGGATATCATTAAAAGGTATTTAATTTTAAGAAAAATATCATCAGCTGCAGCAGATGTGATTAAGGTATTAAATTCAGAAAGAGTACAAAATGGCCAAGCAGATGATGATGAAGAAAATGATGATATGCCTAAAATAGATCAGCCAGCAGCTCCAGCAGCTCCAGCAGCTCCAGCAGCTCCAGCAGCTCCAGCGATGCAGTAAATGTAAGGAATTATTATGAATAAATTTGACATGGTAATAGAAAATTATTTAAAACTAATAATATCTGAAGCTGGAGTACCGGCGGCTCCAGGTATGCCAGCTCCTCCACCACCTGCTGATCCCGCACAAATAGGTAAAGATATGGATAAATCTACATTAGGCATCATAGCGGGTGATCAAACTGTAAAAAGTTTATTTAACAATATTAAAAAATTTGGTACAGATGGGTTTATTAAATTTTTTAAGGAACTAAGAGAAAAAGCAAAAAGTCCATTAACAATTAAATCCCCAGATATAAAAGACTTTGTTGATAAAGATAAAATAATGAAGAGTTTAAAGGCTAATTATAAAGATATATATGTTCCATTAATGCGTTATATTAAACTTACGGAAGATAAACACGGAAATGATATATTAGAAACAAAATATAGAAAACATATTGACGAGTTAATAAAGTATATGGATCATCATGTTAATACGATTAAGGATGTACCGGTTAACCCTTCTACCCCCGAATCAATATCACATGATGGACCCCCATAATGATTACATTTAAAGATTATATTTCATTTAATAACGTACTTATAGAAAGTACGGGTATACCCAAGTTACATTTATCTCACCTTGAAGATTTATTAGTTGAAATGGGTAAACAAGGATTTTATTTATTTAAACAACAAGTTCTTGGTTTATTAAATTATCTTTCGGGGTTAGAAAGTGAAACCGTTGTTAATCTTAAAGTAGATGGCGCGCCTGCTTTATATTTCGGTAAAGATCCGCGTGAAGAATATAATGGGGAATTCTTTATTGCTATGAAAGCAGCTTTTGCTAAAGATCCTAAGATTATTCATAATATAGATGATATAGAGGCATATTATGGTGGTAGGGGTGATTTAACAGAAAAACTAAAATCTGCACTATCAGAATTATCTAAAGTGTATGGGGCTTCTGGGGATGATAGAATTTTTCAAGGTGATTTATTGTTTGCGACGTTAGGAGATAAAAGACTTGAAACAATAGATGGACAACATTATATAACGTTTAAACCTAATACTATTAAATATGCAATACCAGTTGATGCAGAATCAGATAATTATAATGCAGTTAAGGGGGCTTTATTAGGAATATTTGTACATGATTCGTTTCACGGTTCAGCCATGGGAAATAATATTAATACAACCCCAGCTGGTAAAAATATTCAAAATTTAATTCAAGCCGGTAAGGAAACGGGTGTATATATTGGAAGTTCATCTTATGAAAAAGTTAATATTGATATTAGTCAAACAGATAAATCATTAATTGAAAAATGGATGAAAATAGTAGAATCTAATGTAGAATCCATAACAGATGAATTTAATAATTTTTATATAAACTCGAGATTATTAGATATACTTAAAAGATTTTTAAACAATGAGGTTAAGAAAGATCCACCAAACGTATATACTAATGCAGTTTCATCTCATGGTGAATATAATGAAGATGAATTTAGTGATGCATTAAACGAATTTTTTGATATACGTCAAACCGCAGAATCTGAAGGAAAAGGTCCACGAGGTGTTGCAAATGCACAAAAAAGGTTTGATGAACTTCGACAAATTATAGAAGATCCTAATTTTAAAGCTTTAATTATTGCCACATATTATATGATTAAAATTAAGGGTGTATTTGTAAATATATTTAATAAAGTAGAAAGTAAACTAGGAAAATCATTTTTACAACAACCTGACGGTAGCTGGGAAATAACACCCGGCGAAGGATTTGTGCTATTTATAGGAGATAATCAAGTAAAACTAGTAGATAGACTAGACTTTAGTAAAGCTAATTTAATGTATGGAAAATTTCAGAAATGAATTTTAATAAAATTGTAAATTTAATATTAGAAAATAACGATACAATTAAAGTGGGATTGTACCCAGGATCATTTACACCACCACACATAGGTCATTTTAATGTTGCAAAACAAATGAGTGAAGATGGAAACGATTACAATATTATCTTTACTTCTGGAAGAGAACGACAAGGCGCAGGAGGAAAAATATCAGAAACTATATGGAGGGATTATTATTTTCCATTATTAAAAAATATGAAATTAATTTTTTCATCTATTAGCCCGGTGAAAGATTTGGCGGATTTAATATTATTAACTGCCGGGAATGATAAAAAAGCAAAAAACCCTGATATTTATATACAACAATTAAGTGAAAAATTAAAAGGCAATAATGTAATATTTACTGTATATGCCGGATCAGATAGAGTAAGTGATTATGTTAAAAATCTCGGAAAACTTAGGGCAAAAAACATAGACATTGAAGTTTCAGAAACCATTCGGCCGATAGTTGATTTAGGCAATCAAGATATGCCTATAGTTACTAAAACAGGTAAAACAACACATATATCAGGTCCAGTTGAACTTTCCGGAACTATTGTGAGAAATTTGATCAATATGTTTCCATCAGATCATATAATAATGAAGAAAATATTTCCACCAGAAGTATTTTATAACAATGGAGATTTTGAACATATAATAGATATGTTGAAACAACGTAATTAGGACGATATTATGAAAATTAAGAAAAAAACAAAAAAAGCACCCATTAAGGAAATGTTTGGTCCTTGTGGGTGTATGGGTGATGATGTAGAGAATTTCAGTGATGAAATTCGTAATATGCCTGTATCCGAATTATTAAATCAAATTAAAGGCAATAATAATGATTTATATAGATCGTTAGTTACATATATTCGTGATACATATCAAGAATTTGATAGTGACAATATACCAGAAGGACCGCCTGCACCTCTTGTAACATTAGACCCACCCGATTCATCGCCAATGTCTGATATTATAGGTAAAATTGGGGATGCAATTGCTCATATAAGACCTCATTACATGAAGGGTATAATAGGTATTGGTAAGCCACGCGGAATAATGAGAGTTAAAAAGATAGATATAACAAAACGGCCAGGTTCTCCGGCACAAGTGCGAACAGGTGGATTTACAAAACGTTTTGGTGAATCTAATAGAAAAAAGAATATGCGTGATAAATTGATGATTGAATCATATAAAATTCTTCGCAACAAAAATAGTTGAAAAATTTATATAGTGCATTATTATTATAAATAATGGCACATACAAAGTATTATACATCAAATGGAGTTAATGTTCCTTCCGTTACAACGGTTATAAGTAATAACCTTGGCTGGAACAAACAAATTCTTATCAATTGGGCAAAAAAGATAGCACTACAGCAAGGAATTGATAGTGACGAAATTACAAAAGAAGCTGCGTCAATAGGAACTATTACTCACTATTTATGCGAATGCAAGATTAAAAATGAAATGCCTGATATATCAGAGTTTTCTAAAGAGCATTTAAAGAAAGCTAAATTTGGATATATGGCTTTTTGTAATTGGGAAAAGGATTGGAAACCAACAAAGTATCTTCATAGTGAAGTAAAATTAGTTAGTGAAGAATATTTATTTGGTGGTACTATAGATTTAATAGCAGAGAAAGATAATAAAATTTATTTATTAGATATTAAAACAAGCAACTATGTATCACCTGAGATGGCTATACAATTATCAGCGTATAGAATATTATATGAAGAAACATATAAACAAAAAATTGAATCTGGTGGTATTATTAAATTAAGCAAAGATTCGGAGGAATATAAATTTTATCCCTTAAGTCTAGAAGACATGGAACACGGTTGGGATATATTCAATGCATTATTACGAATTAATAACAATAAAAAACTTTTAGATAAATTTGGAAAATAGGAGATAAAATGTATAAAATAACAGATATTGTAGAAACCGGGCATTGGGGTAAAATAGGTGGTACTATTGAAATATCGATAACAGTTAAAAGTAATATACCTGATGCCGAACAGATTAAACAGTTTTTAGACATAATTGATCGGTTCGATCATTGTTTAATAACGGATAATGAAGAGTCAATTAAATATAGTGAACGATATATATTAATTGAAAAGTGTGGTAATTTGTTATTGGATATATATCATATATTATCATACTTTATAAAGGATTATCCACATGTTTACGTCGATGAAATTTCAGTAAAGAGAGGTAAAGAAACATTTTATGATAAACCTCTTATTGCCAAAGGCTTTGTAAAATCTTGGAAGACAGAAGGATAATATTATGATAATAAGAAAACAATTTCAATTTAACGGAATGCATATAGTCAGAGATTGTTCATCTGATCGATGCAAGAAATCTATTCATTCTCATACATATAAAGTCGAAATAAAAGTTAAGTCACAATATTTAGATAATGCAGGAATGGTGTTGGATTTTGGTTTGATGAAAGGACATATTAAAGATATTATAAGTTCCTTTGATAATGCATATTCATTATGGACTAAAGAAAAAAATGATTATAAACAATTGGTAACAATTAATAATGATAGATGGATTGAAATGCCATGTTCTCCTACAGCTGAACAATATGCTGTGATGTTTTATGCAATTATTAACGAAATATTTAACAAAACAAAATTTAATAATGGCGAACGCGATCTTGAATTATTATCCGTAACCGTACATGAAACAGAGACGGGATATGCTGAGGCAACATACGAAGACTATATAAATTTATGGTTAGATGGTGGTTATGATATCAGAAATATTATTTTCAGCCCGGCAATTAAGAAAAAATGGACAGACCCTGATTTGTGGGATAAGATATTATCTGTAGAGGGGATATTTTATAATCCAGAAGTTGAATTATTATATAGTGAAAGGAAATAGGATATGGGAAACACAAAAGAAGAACTTTTAGAAGATTTAGCAGAAAAAATAAAGGAACGTGAGACAATAAATACTACTATTGTAAACACCATATCAACGCTAGGCATGCAACTTTCCGGTGTTGAATTTCAAATTAAAGACATATTAAATCAATTAGATAGCTTTCCAGAGGATAATCCATGATACCAAAAACAGGATTAGTATTAGTAGATGTATGGGCTCCATGGTGTGGTCCCTGTAAAGTGATGACACCCATATTAGAATCTTTACATAAAGAAATGGACGGTAAGTTTAAACTTGTTATGATTAATGCAGATGAACAAGATAAACCAGAAGTTCGTAATTTTTTAAAAGAAAATCAAATTATGGCAATACCGACAGTTATGATATATAAAGATGGTGGGCTTGTTCGAACTATTAGAGGTTTAATGCCTAAGGATACAATTAAATCTGCATTGGAGACTGCATAATGAAGATTTCTGAAATATTCATGAGTATACAAGGCGAAGGATTTACCACCGGGGTCCCTGCGTTATTTATTCGCATGCAAGGTTGTAATTTAGCTTGTGGCGGTGTCAATGGCGAGCTAATGAAAGCAGGGAAAGCAACTTGGTGGTGTGATAGCGAAACTGTTTGGAAAAACGGTAAAGAGTATACAAATGAACAAGTAGAAGAAAAAATTATAGAGTTGGGTGAATTGCCATATGTATTAGATGGTAGAACCCACATTATTTGGACTGGTGGCGAACCCACTATTCCGCGGAACGCAAACGCCATTATTAGTTTTTTAGATTACATGCGTGAAAAGTATCCATATTCTAATATATACAGTGAAATAGAAACTAACGGGTCTTTAGTTGTTAAGCCTGAATTATACGAAACATATATTCAACAAATCAATTGTTCTGCTAAGTTAGCTAACTCTGGAATGGCTAAAAGTATGAGAGTAAATGTGGATGCAATTAATCAAATTAATTCACACCCGAATCATTGGTATAAATTTGTGGTTAATCTAGAACAAGACATAGATGCAATAATAGAAGAATATATCAAAGGTTGTGGTATACATGAAGATCGTATTATATTAATGCCCGGTTGTGATAATGTAAACGATTTGAGTAAAACAACAGAATTTGCATGGAGAATGGCTCAGAAAAAACATTGGAGAGTGTGTACCAGAATGCATATTCTTTGTTATAATAAATTGACAGGTGTATAATGGAACATACAGTAATAAGTAAAACAGATTATTCAAGAAATTGTTTTGAATTAAATATTACAAAAGAGGGATTATATTTTGACCCCGGCACCTGCATATCTATATATGATAGACCATATAGTATTTGTTCATCTCCGAGTGATGATTATATCACATTATTGATCCGGAGATTTCCTGGTGGTAAAATATCTGGAAGACTAGCTCAATTACTCCCTGGTGATAAACTTGATATAGGAGAGGTGTTTAATTACTTTAGTCCTGGATCTACAGATAAAAGATATTGTTTTATTGCAACTGGTGTAGGTATTTCACCTTTTATATCTGCATTAAAGGCTAATAAAGATAAGCATAAGCCAGAATTAATATTATACGGTGCAAGATTTAAAAATGAATTATATAATTATCAATGGCTAAAAAATAATTTTAATATAAAATTTGCAGTGACAAAGGATAATGTTGAAGGTCTTGATATACATCAAGGAAGAGTGACAGAAATATTAGATCAGTTACCAATAGAAGATGATATAATATACTATCTTTGTGGTATTGAGGGAATGATTACAGATGTATCTGAATATTTAATGAACTATGGAGTTGGACACGATAGAATCAAGCAAGAACTATTTTATTCTGATAGGAATGGTTAAATGAAATTAGCAATTATAACACCTATACCACATTTAAACGATTTTCCAAATGATTCAAATTTTGTAATGGTTTTAGGGCATTTATTAAAGAATAGAAAATATTCCAAATATTATAAAGATTTAAAAAAAGAACATCCGGATACATATATTTTATGTGATAATTCAGCAAACGAAGGATATATGATTAAAGGCAAGGAGCTTATATCTCTTGCAACAAAAATAAATGCAAATGAAATTATTGCGCCAGATAAATATCATGATGCAGAAATAACAAAATCTGAAACAATTAAATTTTTAGATGAACATTATGAAAAGGATTTAAGGGGTAGATTTAATGTAATGGCTGTACCTCAAGGAGACACATTAATAAAATATACTGATTGTTATAATACATTTATTAATGATCCTCGAATTAATACAATAGGAATAGGATACAGAACGTTAATACCTGCATTAATGAAAGATATTTATTTAACAACACCACATTATTGGGAGCAAATGGGTGTTAATGAAATAAGGTTACTTGCTGATTCATTGGAGGATAATTGTTTTAATTATACGATGTCTAGATTATTCTTTATAAGACATTTTGTTAATTTTATTGAATTAAATAATAAAAGTAAACAAATCCATTTATTGGGTTTATATAACCCTATTGAGCTTAAATTAATTAATAAAGCATTTTCCAAACGAGAATTAACTTCAATTAGAAGTTGTGATAGTGCAGCACCATGGCAGGCTGCTCAAGCAAACGTTATTTTTAATGAGCATTATGGGGTATCAAGTAAACCTAAAGCTTATTTAGATTTTGAATATAAATGTGATAATTGGCAGCGTGCTGCATATGAACATAATATAAAACTATTAAGAAAATGGGCTGAAAATACTCCCAGTAACGGTAAATAGTATCGGGGAGTATAGAATATGATTGAAACTGTTTGTAAAAATTGTCAAAAATCATTTATGACATATCCATATAGACTTTTAAACAATAAAAAAATTAGTTGCTCGTATGAATGTGACGCAATATATAGGATGAAATTAGCTAATACAGATAAAATATCAAAATTTATAGATTTAGTTAAAACTAATGAATTTGCATATTTAGTTGGATTTATATGTACAGATGGACACATTTCATTGTTTAATTACAAAGGGACTATAAAATCACAAGTAAATATTGCTTTATCAATTATTGATAAAGATATTTTAAAGGATATAACTGATTTTTTTGGGGGCTCATATCATGATTATCCTACAGCAAAAATACCAACTGCACAATGGAGAACATCATATAAACCGTTTATTAATTACTTAGTAAATGAGATTAATATTATAAAGGGTAATAAAACGTTTAAGATAGATGTATCAAAATGGTTTAAACAGTTGAACATAGAACAAAAATGTTCGTTTTTGAGAGGTGTAATTGATGGAGATGGATCTATATCAGTTCGTTCATCTAAAAAATATCAACCATGTGCGAGTGTATCGATCGTGTCATGTTCATTAAAATTTATTAATCTTATAAAACGATTTTTAAAGGAACAAAACATAGAATATCATATTAACATGGGAATAAAGGAAAATTATTATTATATTATGATAACAAAGAGTAAAGATGCGTTACAATTTTTAGATATGATATATAATGTTAATTGTGATTTAAAAATGAAAAGAAAATATGATAAATATAAGTTATTGAAAGGATGTTTATGAACAAATCGGTGTATCTTTAGCGGCAGTATAGAATATAGTAAAGATCCATCTAGTTGGCGGAATAAGATGGAAAAGGAATTATATGGTATTTGTAAAGTTATAAATCCGTCGACGCAATTTTGTCCTTTAGAAAAAGAAGATACAATTACATATAAAGAATGGATATATAATAATTTTATTATACCCGATATTCAAGATGTAATGAGGTGTAGTCATTTTTTCATTAAAATTGATAAGGCTACTGGTCGTGGCAGTGGTACATGGGGCGAATTAACTGTTGCGGCGTATTTAAATAAGCGTATAATATATATGATTGACGGCATCGATATACCTAATATACCCGGGTGGTCATTAGGGTGTTTGGCCTATGCGCATAAAGTAGATAATATTGACGAAGCAATTGATTTTATAAAGAAGGATGTAATATGAGAATATTAGTTACTGGAACATCATGTGTAGGTAAGTCTACATTTATTAACGATTTTTTAGAGCAATGGCCGATGTATAAATGCCCTAAACGATCTTATAGAGAAGAGGCGAAGGATCAGAATATTAAATTGAATAAAGACGGAGATGTAGAAAGTCAACGCAAAATACAAAAAATACTTGTGGAACAGTTGGAAGCACATAAGAACGAATCACATGTTATTTTTGACAGGGGGCCGCTTGATAATTTAGTATATAGTATTTGGCTTAATATAAAGAAAATAGGAAATGTAGACGATTTGTTTATTGAACAATCCATAATGAAAGTTAAGCAGACAGTTAGTGTATATGACATAATATTTTTTATTCCTATTATAAAAGATCGACCAATAAACATTGTTCCAGATGATCAAAGAGATACTGATCCAATATTTAGAGAAGAGATTGACAATTTGTTTAAAGGGATTATTCAAACGTGGCACAAGGGTAAGGATACATTTTTTCCAAAAGAAAATTGTCCGGCTATTATAGAAATTTTTGGAAACCCACAAGAACGTATAGAGATAGCAAAATTATATATTAATTCTGCAGGAGATTCTTTTACAGAAACAGATGCATTAATTGATTTGTCTAATATTGATACTCATACAGATGTCGAAGAAGATATTAAAGATCTTATAAAAGAAAAGTCTATTTCACAAAAAAACGATATAATTCTTCTGTGAACAACCAGTGGCTAAAGCGCACTGGCTTCAGTTTAGAGCTTTAAGGCGCTCAAGGTGGATTCACTGCCACAGATTAACCTCTTCAGGGTACCGAAACGTTCAGTTTTATATCTTCTAGGCTTTCACCTCATCCATATACCGAAAGATATATGTTGTTTATACCTATAATTATTTATGCTAACCAGCTAAATTTTCTTGCTTTTTAGCAAATTAATTTAATATAAACAATAAAGCTGGCAAAATTCATCCATGTGCTGAAGCATCATGGTTTTCTTTTGCAAGAAACAATAAAAAGATATAAATACCGGTAAATAATTGTATTAAGAGGTATAATTATGATCGGTAATTTAACATTTGATTCTATATGCGAAATGGTTATTAATGAAGCACGCAATAAGTATCCTTATATTGAGATAGGGGATAAAGCGCGTGAAGATGCAAAGAATATGTTAACACCAGAAGAAAATGAGTTTTATTCAATTTCTATTCCACGTACTGTTGTTAGAGGAATGCGCATTAAAAAATATAAAGATGATCCGAATCTAGGACCAGCAGAGCTTGATGCTCCTATATCAGATAGTGATTCACCTTTTGTACGTCATTATAAAGAACTATATAAGTCTCGAGTTGATATGTATAGAACTGTTCTTTTAAATATCAAATATTTGATCAATAATTTACCAACAAATCCTAGTACAGGAGAACAGGCAACCGGCCTTAAAATGAATGAATTATTTGCAACCAGCGTTTCGCCTCAATATAAAGTTACTAAATTACAGATGAACCAATTTAAGAATTTTATGTCAGGGTTATATAAACAAACAAAAATGCTTACATGGGACGCAGCTACAGATGAATTTGTTCCTGGTGGTACAGATGTATCTGAAGAACCAATTTCACAAAAAGTAGAAGATCCTTTAGATAATATAGATGATGCTCGTGCTGAAGACCTTCCAGATGACGTTGAAGTATCTGTCCCCGATGAAGATGAAGACATGTGGGGTGGCGAACCTAAATACGATGATGAAGGTAATATTGTAGATGATAGTGACGATAATGGCGAAGGATATGGTTTTATAAGTAAAAAGAAACGAACATCAGATGACGACGAGCCGGAAGGCTATGGTACCGATATATACAAAGATATGGGATTGGATGATGATTATTGGGAGTCCTGATTATGAATTTTAAACAATTATGCGAAAATTTTAATGTATATAAATCTGTAAAAAGGGAATATTATCCGCGGCAAATTAAATTTAGTCCTAAATTTTTATCTGCCGTATCAGAAGAATATAAAAGACAACAATTAGAAGAAGATACTGGAATTAATAACCACCGGGCTAAATTTATAAAGGCATTAAATTTTCATTTACGTCAAATTGATACCGGCCAAATAAACGAAGAGACACAAGAACAAAAAATTAAAAAACAACGCAGAGAGCACAAAAACTTTTTACGAAAACATAAATCAGAAGTAAAAAATGTGTTAAAAAGAAATGTGAATAGAGACTGTTAATGGAATTAGGATATAATTATTTAAACACCGCTTTCACAGGAACAGTATCACCTAATCTATCTGGAAATGATTTGTTTCCTATATTGCCCGAGGATCGCGGAGTAGCACAAAAAACCGCTGATGTTGAATTTAAAAGTCCTTTTAACGATGTTGATTAATTTTTAATCTTGTTTTTGCTTCGATACCTTCAAAACTATTGTCTATAATAAATTTATTAGATATTTCATTAATTTCAAAATTTATACATATATCATTAAAATCTTTATATTTTTTTAGCTTTTCGGGCCAAATAAATACTCTTTCTCCCCTATCAATTAATTCCATTGTTTTTTCTTTACTGGCTTTATCTATTATTTGATTGTCTAATACCCAAATTTGTTTATAAAGATTATAACGTTGCAATATCTGTTTTTGAATATTTGTTAAATGTAAGCCACAGATAGCTACACCGTTTACAGTAAACATACTATCTATTGGTCCTTCAAAAATGAATATATAGTCCCTATTAGAATCTATATTATTAATACCATATATCCGTTTATCCGAGTTAAGTTTTGATAGATATTTTGGTCTATTATCATTTAAATCTTCAGGCATTACAGCTCGTGTTTGATAGAATCTAATTTGATTATCATCATCATAAAATGGAATACATAATCTATTTTTATGTACTTTATCTTTTAATGATACCCATAATGTTTTAGGCCGGTTGATGGCAAGATTTAAACGACGTTGCTGTATTATCTTTAAACATTGTTGCACCGCTGTATTTTGTGAATAATAATTAACCTGGTTTGGGTCTAATAGATTTATACTATCTTCAGGTAAAGTTCCAAAGTCAACTTTTTTAATTTGTGTTTGGGGTTCAATTATATCATCTATTGAATATCCAAACTCATTAATTTCAGTCATTATATCTTTATATGATAATCCACAAACTTGCTGTATCCATGTCATTGGTGTCCATCCACGGTTACAATTATGGCAATAAAAATATCCTTCATCTGCCATAAAATAGCCGCGTTTCTTTTTTCCCGCACTTTTGCCTTCATTGCATATTGGGCATTCAAAATTATAAACGCCAACTCGGTGCTTTAATTTTGTGGGTCGTTTGGTATGTTGTCTAATTTTTACTATTATATATTCTGTGGGAATTACCATGTATATTATTATACATTAGAAATAAGAAGATACAATATGTTATTTGATATTTATATGTTGTATTATTGTCTGTATTTCTTCTGGTTTCAATTTTTTCAATTGGTCAAGAATACTTTGTTGAGTACTAGATAATTGAGCGCGCTGTTCAGAATTGGAAGCCTGCTGATTATATACACCAGTATTACCAGATGTATTCATACCTATTAACTGGGGTGCTGTATGTTTTAAAAGAGATCGGGAAACATCTTGCCAGTTTAAATTTCTTAATTCAGTGTATCCGTCATCCCCATCAGAGAATTGATCAGTGTTAATTATGTCTGCATTATTATTGTCCCGGTTTTGATTGTCTTGATTTTGGTTGTTCTGCACATTATCTTTTTCTTTAAGAACAATTTGAGAACGGATGGAATTTATCACTAATTTATCAAATAAAGAGTTATTTATAAATTTTTGAAATGATTCATTTGTAACATTACTGGATGGAGTTGTTTTCATAAGTGTGTCCTTTATACTATTTATACATTCATCGCGTATTTTCTGTTCGGCTTCTTGTAAATATGTCATAATAAATTTGATACCATCATCTTTCCAACGACATGATATTTCATTATTGTTTTCTTTACGTCCAACAAGACCTATAGTATTGTTGATAGCGCGCATTATAACATTGATATCATTAAATTCATTTTCACCCATTAATTTAATTGAAGGTACCAAAATTTTATACGTTTGTATATTATAACTATTTTGAATATATTTAGTAAGAGAAAATACGGTACCTGTAACTTGTCTACCTATTGTTATTAATATGTTATCGGGAGGCTTTACATCCCATAAATTTTTAGCCATATCAATAGCATAGCTATTATATGTATCATATATTACTTGTGTTATATTATTTATAAATGCTTCGGATGTTATATTTAAATAGTTTATTTTGTTGTCTTTCATATTATTGACAATAGCAAACATAATGAATAAATCGCGGCATGTACCTTTTATTAATATTCTAGCTTTCGGCTTTACATATTTTTGAATTGGCTCATTAAAATATTTTTGTTTAAAGCATTCAAAAAAGGTTCCAAATACAAATTCTGCGGTGCTGTTTCCAAAACTTCTCATTGAATGTATCATGCTTATTGCTGCAGTTCCCACCATTTGGGCTTGAGTCCCACCTTCTTTAGCAACTTTACCCACTGAGCTCATTTGATTTATCATTGCTTTCATTAATGGGTCGTGTTCCATTTCACCATTATTCCCTTGTTGTATTTCTGCAGCTCTATTAAAATTTCTATAAACGGCTAAATTCCTCATATTTTGTATACTTTGGGAATAAGCATTTAGTGGAACAGTTTGTATAACAGCGTGTGTTTGCCGCGGTAATTTTTTTAGTTCGTCTATATCACTGTCGTTAATAAATTTATGATTATACGCAGAATAATAATTTTGTTTTATTTTTTCTGGTAATGTTGTAAACCATTTTTCTTCCCACCAGTTCATTTAACTTTAATCCCCTGTTCCAGTTTTTGATAAAATTGCACGGTTTATAGGCCCCGATATTTTATGTGATATATCTCGTCCAGTGCTTTTAAGGCTATTAAGCATATCTGATACACCGACTAAATTTACTAAATCGTCTGTTAGATCTAAAACAAAACCTATTATATTATCAACCCATTTTTCTATTTCAGACCCCATATTTTTTCCGCCATCAGGGCCTATAATCATTACACCCATATTATTAACAGGGAATAATAATTTTAAAAGAAAAGGTTTGTATTTATTTAAATATTTAATAATTAACAGTAAAATTTTAAATGGCATTTGGGCCGATTTCATCCACATAGTACCAATAAGATTGATAATACCCGTAATTATGGCATAACCTACACCCCATCCAATCTGCTTTAAAATTACCATTAATAATTTATTTTCATTAATTATCATTAAATTCTCATTAATATAATTATTCATTACTTTATTGAATTGTTCTTCTTTTATTTTATTAATACCACCTAATTCATATTTAAATGCATTTCCAATATTTTGTATCCATGTTTGCCAGCCACTTTTTTCGGCAAGTGTACCTAATTTTTTCATATTATCTTTATATTTGCCCTCGTATGCTTTTTTTAAATTGTTAAACATAAAGATTAAATTTTTTTCTGATGTCATATATTTTATTTTTCCTACGACATCATTAATTCTATTGAGCGTAGTTTGAATTTCGTCTTGGTTTGGGGGTAAATCATTATATGATTTATTATTATCCGTGGAACCGTTATTTTCATTTACCGCGTTATCTTCGTTATTACCAATTTCATTGGTTGTATTATTAATGTTATTGAATCCTGCTGCAAAATCTGCAATTGTGTTTTCAGTATCAATTCTTATCCTTTCAAGTTTTTCAGTAGACAATATAGTAGGCACCGTAGGATCTTTCATTAAAATACTTAAAGCATCTGTCCATTCTTCGTTTTTTATAGCATTTAAAAACATCATAGTATCATTATCTGTCCATGTGTTGTTATCAATGAGATCATTCTGAATTGCTTCTGTTATATTATAATAAGAACCCGGGCATGATTGTATATCAATAAATTTTTTTATTTGAGAATCAAATTTACTCATTTTTATTATTGCCCTTGTCTAGCCAATTCTGCTTTTGTTGCACTATATGTTACACCCGCAGATTCAAATTCACTTCCCAGTGCTGCAAATTTAGATCCAATATCACTTAATAAACTTGCAGCCCTTCCCCAAATTTTACCTGCACCCGGTTTGCCCGCTGCTATTTTTACCTGTTTTAATAATTCAAGGGTGGTGCCTTGTAATTCTTTTGCGGTTTGTTGCCATTGAGGCAATCCATCTAGAATAGGATCTGGGGTATCGCCGGCTGCTTGAGTATCATCAAGACTTGCTTGTAGTTCTGGTCCTTGTACCCCAAGATCACCTTGAGGTAAATTACCTGGAGCTGCTGGTATTCCGCCGGATAAATCTGTTAATGGTCCTTGTTCCTTTAACATTTTAATAAATTGTGTTCTAAATCTATTCATAACATATGTATAACCTTTGAATTATTTACCCATTTTAACAATAAATATGGTAAATAAATACAGAGAGTACATATATGAATAAATTTGAAACTACATATGGTTTATTAATACAACCAAACAACACGCTTATAACAGAAAATTTAATATATGAAGAACTTAAAGTAAAATGTATTTTTGAGGGACAAAACATTTCCGATGAAATTTTACAAGAAAGTGCTAGAATTGCATATGAACTATCACAAGATCAAGATTTTGTTAAAGAGCTGTTTGGTTATAGACAAGAATTAGTAAATGAAGATGCATGGAGTTGGATACATGGAGCAACTCATCTCGCCGGTGCGTTTGATCAATCAGGATTAATTAATTTGGCTCATGCTGTTGTATATTTTATTCGTAAAAAATTTATTATGGGGACCTTAACGTTAATTGGTGCAATTCCAGGGCTTGCTTCTCCATCTGGATTGGTTGCAAGAACCATGAATAGCGGAAAACCTATTATTGGAACTGCCGCTAAAGCTTTATATTTTCTTGCTAATAAAGCAGCAATGTTAGGTAAATCTGGCGGCCCAATATCAAAATTACTTGCTAAAATTATAAAATCACCCAAATTAGCCCCTAAATTTATACCATGGGCAAATAGAGTGTTTAAATTAGGAATTGATGAAACCCAAATCTTACTACTTCGTATAAATAGTGTGCCCCCAAATGTTGTCGAGAGTATAGCAAATCGCGTAGCTGGGGAAATTGTAAAGACTTTTACTAATTGGGTTTCTAAAATATTATCTCCTAGTAGAGCAAAAGGACAATATCAAGCCGCGGCAAAACAAGCACAAGCAACTGCTAGGGATTTAATTTTACGCGGCTATACACCAGCAACTTCACCGGCACTTGCGCGCGCCATGAGCGATGTGGCCCGTTTTAATAGCATGGCATCACCTAAAATTATTAGTCAAGCCGCCATTGCAAGTACTTTAGGTGGTGCTAGCAATTATGACAAATCAGGTAATTATATACAAAGAAAAATAACAGGTGAAGACCCAGATGATCCACCTTTTTATAACGACTCAAATAAATACAATCCAAATAAAATTAGATTAAATTAAAATTTCGTTGCCTTTATTTAATTATAGGGTAAATTATATTTAGAAGTGAGTACGGGTGTATTCATTTCAGCTTATGCCAGAAACTAGGTAAGCGACTATTAGAAATAATAGTATATTCTTGCTAAAATGAAAGGAGAATAAATATGACAGGAATAGTTAAACTTAATAGAGATCTTTTTGATCTTCCATCAGTGCTGGATATTGCATTTCCACGCAAAATATTTCGCGACGAACCAGATTGGAATTCATTTTATACAACAGATGTATTTCCATATGACGTTAAAGCGGTAAAGGATAAAGACGGAAATTTAATTAAAACCGAATTAGTCTTTGCCGTAGCTGGAGTCGACAAAAATGAAATATGTGTTAAAGTCGAGAAAGATGATTTGTGTATCAATATCGAACAATCACGTAAATCCGAAGAAGAAGGGGTAGAATATATTAGAAAAGGATTAAGTCATCGCTCAATGTCAAAGATATTTAAATTACAAGATGTTGACGTGGATAATATTAAAAGTAAATTGGAAAATGGAATATTGACAATTACTTTGCCACCTACCCCAGCAGCGCGAAAAAGAAACATTGTAATAGATATTGA